GCATATGGGTATAAACCATTCTCATTTGGGCTAATTACAGGAAAATCTGTAACGCCCTTAAAGGATCCGAACTATCTAGAGCTGCTTGCATAGCGTACCGTGCTTGGCCAAACTCGATATTGGCCATGGGTGGTATGCTCATGAACTTACTCAGGTTGGCGTAATATGATACTGCCAGGCCTTTGTATGCTTTATACATAGTTCTTTCCCACTCGGATTTGTGTATAAAAGGGTTTTTCTTTGCAGATATTTTTGCTTTGCGTTTTAATGCAATAGTATTCCTACTACCTTTTGATACGGCGTCCTTGATTTTGTTAAATTCGAGACGCTCACCGAAGTTTTGCCAGACTTTGTAAGCATAGTCATTTACCCCTGGCCAAAATGATGGATCATCTATTTCGTATGGTATTTCGTATGCTTCGTTGTCTGTTTGTATTTTAGTGTCGACGGGGGCCCAAGTGTCCGTGGATATCCCACCACAAACACGGTGTGCCCGTGTAATCTGAGTGACCACTGATGTGTCAACACTAAATATTTTGGTCACTCTGATTTTAAGTTGTTCTGTTATTGCTGTTACCGCTTCCTTGACGGATGTTCTGTTGGCCAAATCCTTCAGCCTGGTTTGGTCGGCCTCCATGACGCGGACTACGGACAGTGGTTCGTTTGACTCAATTCTACTGTGGACTAGTGTTGCGCAGGACCTACTTAGATACTGAGCGCCCAGCCCGTCGCCTCCGCTCATGCCATGTTCGACCCTGAGGAACTCGCTTATGGAGAACAGATTACATTTAGCAGGTTGAGCCCTGGCATTTATTTTGTGCATAGCATCCATAATCCGTACAGCGGTACTCACCCTATTCAAACTAATCATGACGTCATCACCGTTATGGACTGAGTCCTGAACGTCATCTATGTCGAATACTCCTGCTATCTGCATGTATGCCCAATTCAACACAGTATTCATGAATGTAGTCAAACGCCAGCCTGATAGTAACGTGCCTCTTAGCTGATACCACTCTTTACTGTCTGGATCTAGCACCCACATGTGCTTGACTGATTCGCACACCCAGTCCATGGCTTCTTTTTGTTCCGCCGACATATTCCTACAAAAAGCGTCCCTGAACGCAACTAGCACTGTGTACATGCTTGCTATAGAGTGTTGGGAGTTGAAATCGTCGTAATCAAAACAAAAACTGGATGCCCCGTCCAACATCATATTCACTCGTTTATGTACTTTAGCTGCTTCAGCCTGATCGCCTACCGGAAACTTATGTGTGAGCACGTCTTCACATCTGAACATAGCGAAGTTAGTTATTAGAGTGCTCCTCAGATCTGTGCCGTATATTGCCCGTTGTTTGCCCCACTCATATTTGGTTGAAGTCCAGGCTCTGACTTCAGGTGCCGATGCTATCATCCTAGCAATTTTATGCTTAGGCATTTTGTTTACTGTTATGAACTTGTTACGAGTGAATTGTCCTGGAAAAATATACTCATCATCTTCACTATACTGTGAGTGTACACTTCCCCCAGGCACCCATTCCCACCTGCTCGCTGTGTAGTCGTCCCATGACATGTACGGATAATTATAGGTTTCCTTAGCCCCCTCAAACATATCGCGTACACATGAGTACAATCTCGCTTGGTCCACGTTCGCTACATCCGGGTGCTCACGGTGCTCACGCTCCGTTTGCCATGATACATGGCCCACGCCTCTGTTCATTAAGACTGCTAATTCAAATAGTTCGGTGAGCGGCTCATAATCAGCAGTGTGGACGCTTTTTATTTGCGCACTCGCTTGCTTTAGTCTATTAGTGAGCGCATCTGGTCCTTTAGGTCCTAACCATATAGATCTGGAATCTAAAAACAGTGCGACGAATTTCTCGTCTAGTGTCAGCACGAACGCCATAATTGTTGCAACTGCCGCTTCGATCGTTACTTCGCATGCGGCTAGGAGCTCAGCTGTGCAGAGCAGATAATATTTGCGCCTGGGTGAGACACGTGCTGCAGCTTCGAGCACTTCATCTGGCCGCAAGTGCGTATGGTGCTGCGCAGTCACCTTGGACCTCTCGTAGTCTCGCAGACCCTTGAAGTGTTTGGGCCTAATATTCCTGTCTACATCTAGTATGTTAACTAGGGTATCCATGACAGTGGGTGAATTAAAACAGAAACCTGTCACCTGAGAGTAAGTAGCTGAAGCTTGTCTTCTGGCCGCCGGGCTCAAGATCGTCATATTAGCCTCAACCTGAACATATAAACCATACATGTCCGCAAACTTAACTGCAGTCACGTTAGTTGCATACGTGTGAGACTTGTAAGAGAAAGTAGCTATATCACCAGTAGTATAGCTGCGTAATTTCGACGCAGGCACTATATCAAACAGAAAGTGTGTGGCTTTCTGCCTTGATACTGCTTGTATTCTATTCCTGAACCGTATCCATGCGGGGTATGTATCAGGATCTGTCAAAATATATCTACTTGGTTTGCTACCATGGCTAGGTTCGATTATATTTACTCTACTGAAACATCGTCCGCCTGTTCGATCAACTCTTCGTGGGCAGCACCAGCTGTACGTTCTCCGGTAGGCATTACTGCTGGCATCGTAAGACCTACCACTCCTAAACCCTGCTGAGTACGACGTACACTACCCCAGTAGTTCCGTAACTCACCCGCGTTGATCACCTGGATACCAGCAGAGACAGGCTTTACATAATCTAGATTTATTCTGCTAGCATGGTAAACTGAAAAAGTCCCTGCTTGCACATAAGTATCGTAGATGGTAGTCGAGACCTCTACCGATTTGAAGAACGCCGGTGAGTTAAGTCGAGGTAATTCTACAAAGTGTCTAGTCCTACGCTCAATGGCAGTGACGTATACTTCCATGATATCGCCATCCGACACAAATTCTGGTATATGTGTCCAACTATCGCTATTATCAGCATAAAACTTAGTCAGACCGTGTACATCTCCGTATACCTTAAATGATGTATCGTACCCTGCTATACGCATAGCCCAGGCTAGTTTCCATGCCTCCAGTTTGTCGTAGAGCGCGCCTTTACGTAAGTACTTCACCGCTGGCTGGATGACGAAGTTACCAGAATACGGATTAGCCTTGTCGAAAGCAGCAACTGGAAATATCATATACGGTGAGCAGGCAATAGGGACACCTACAACCTCAAGAGCACCGTCGACAATATTATAACCAGCCGGTTCTAGGACTGTTACAGGTACTCTAGTGAGGGCGTCAAGTTCAAGCAAGTCGGGGTAAGTTACATAAACGTCTGACATACCATTTAGAGGAGCATCTTGTCCTGTGCAACACGCTAAAGCGGCCTGAACGAACGTCTCAGGCTGTAAAAAGGGGCCATCTTCATAGCTGTCGTCTATAGTGGTACCGAACCCAGTTTTCTTAACTCTGCGTAGATATAATCCCGTGTTTAACGCTACTGCTACCTGCATGGCGTAAGTAAACACCAGCTCAGGTTTAGCCATGATGGCAGACCAATCTTCGAGGGCTGTGGCCTGAATCAACGCGGCGTCGCCAGCTAACAAGAATGGATACCGCCCTCTTATAGACCCGAATTTCGGTAAGTTGACAAGTGCATCGTGCATTAGCCAGGCGTATCCTTCGGCACAGTTAGGCACCGGCTTAACCATGATCTGTGACAATAGTTGAGCTGCGGTGTAAAACTGATTATAAAGGCGATTATGGTTAACATACTTACGTAGTGCAGATAGCATAACCTTAGAAGACGGTGGTCTGAACTGGTCATCAGTCCTGTCACCTTCAATCCATTCATCCGCATCTTGTACAGTTATTGCGTGTCGGTACGCGAATTTATCAGCCAACGTAGGGGCTGCATAATCAATAGCCAAGTTAGTCCGTCTGTGCCACTTACTCATCATCATCAAAACGAAATTGACTTCAGTAACAGTAAGTGGCCGGACATCGATATAAGGCACGTCGATTGAAGGAAATGATTCAGAGAATTGTGCCCATTCAGGAAAAGAATCAGAAGCACGGTCCCCTGGCCATTTGAATGACTCCGGCGCCGCATCTTCGGAGATGGCCACGTCTAGCTTAACTTTAACATGGCCATCGTGATACATAGGATACGCACCGGCTGAGTACTGCCCCTGTTCAGACAAGACTTGTAAGTGGTAAGCACGTAACATATTCATCAATAGTGCCACGTGGTTATCATACCACCGCCAAGAAGTAATGTTATAGGCATGCGAAGTTACTGCATTGCCCGGGATACCGCAAGTAGATTTTAATTCGTTCAGAATGTTGTCGATCGCCAAACCACCGTCCAGAGTTAAGTATTTTTTAGCAATACCTTCAAGATAAGAACTACCTTCGTTGAAGCAAACAGTAGGATTACCGACCAAGGTAAATTTTTGAGAAACACCGTAGACTCGGTTAAAGACCAAGTTGTCAAACTTGAAATCAGTTCTGACCCTATTATGGGCCACAAAGGTTCCGCGGTCTGAGCAAATTGAAAACAAATCAGAAGATTTATCTTGGGAGTTTTTAGTCACGAATCTAAGCATGGGGAGTTATATGAATATTAAAATTATTC